CCTCGTCAAGAAGGGTTCTGACGAGCGTCCAGCGCAACCTGGGGAACTAGAGACCCTATCTACTCAGATCGGTGGAACTGCTCGTCAGCCGATCATTGTGTCTGATCACCGTATTGAGATCGAGATCATCACCCCCAAGACTGACAAGACTCTTTCCCCGGAGAGATACAACGGGATCGATTCTCGTATTACGTCCCGCCTGTACCAGATCCTTTCCAGCGGTTCGTACAGTTCTGGCATGGCCGCAGATAACTCTCTGAAGTTGTTTCAGGTTATCTCCACCTCAATGGAGGCCCGTAGGGATTCGATCAGGGATTCGATCATGCGCCACGTCTTTGAGAAGACGATGGAGAGGAACCCTGAACTCGTAGATGATCCGAAGTTGCAGTTCTACCCACGTAGGGTGGCTCTAGCGTTCGATCCTAACATCGCTACGTTCATGATGGATCTCCGTGATGGTGGGGATCTCTCTCGTGACACAATGCTTGCCGAGTTGGACATTCTGGAATCCGATGAGGCAATCAAGATGGAACGGGAGAACAAGTACTACAACAACATTTTCGGACATTACAACGCTGCGACAGACCCGAACCCCGGATCAGAACCCGACGGGTTGCCCCAGGGAGATGGGGAGAATGGGATTCCCCCACGGGACGGCCGTCCAGTCTCCAAACGGGTTGCTGGTCGTCGTGGTGGGGGCAACAAGAACGGTGGTGGAATGAATCGGCAATCGCAGCGTTCAGGGCCTCCCCGTGGTGAAGATAAACCCGAATAGAACATATTTGGAAGAACCGTTACATTTGTGGAGGTATAACTATGTCTATCATCATCGAGTCTGGAAATAGCGTTCATTTCACTTGTTCTGCTCGACTTATCGATGATGATCGCGACGTTGCTTCCGATTGGGCTTCTCAGCACATCAAGACTAACAAGTTCATCAAGTGGATTGTGGGTCGATATGTTGAGGCTGATAACGCTAACCGTAATAACCAGTATTGGACTCTCAGTGATCTACAGGCGAAACATTCGACGGTTGATCACACCCCGATGAACATGGGTCATCGGCATAACGAGATTGTCGGTACAGTTGTTGCGTCAGAGATGATCTATCCGACAGATGAGTCTGCCGCTGATCAGAATCCGTTTGTGGAAACTGTGGGGGCGTTCTGGAAGTGGTATTTCCCAGAGCAACTTTCAGCCATCGAAAAAGCCTATAGCGAGGGTTCGCTGTACCAGTCGATGGAGAGTGTTTCTGACACAGTTACTTGCGTGGGTGAGGGTGGTTGCGGCCAAACGTTCGACTATGCGGGGCCAATGTCTGACACCTACTGTGATTGCATCAAGGAACACAGATCTAGTAAGCAGTTGGATAATCCCCATTTCCTGGGGACGGGATTGATTATTCCTCCTGATCGCCCTGGGTGGACTAACGCTGAAATCAATGAGATTTCAAAGATGACAACCGATGACGAGAAGCATCGAGTCTTAGCCTCTATCGCAGCAGAGTCCCCTCATCTTTCCCCAGATGAATGGGAAAAGGTCATGTGGACCTTACAGTTCCAGGCGTTTCATGACGAGATTCTTTATGCCACTAAGGAACATGAGGTCGCTGCCGAGGAAATGTTAAACCGTAAACCTCCGAGCTTGATTGCTCTTCAGGTCGCTCAGGGCTTTATGGCTAAATCACGTTACTGATTGCCGTATTATTTCTGTCTTTAATGATTTGATACTCGGCCGTTAAGTTCGCAGATGTCAGAAAGGTGTCTTTCTATGGGTTCACTCAAAGAACAGCATGATAAACTACTTGCTGAGATGCCTGATGGCGCTACCCATGATGAGGCTACTTGTAGCTTCTGTTCAACTGAAGTCCCTGTAGAGACTGATCCCGAAGGGGGTGACATGAAGACCTATACCGAAGATGAATTTACCGCCGCTGTTCAAGAGGCTGTTGCCCCTATTCAGGCTGCTGCTGACGCAAAGGTTGCTGAGATTCAGGCTTCTCTCGATGCTTTGACTGCTGCGTCAGAGCAGAGCGAAGTTGATTCTGCTATTGCTGAGGTGCAGGCAAAGCTTGATGTCGCAGAAGCTAAGGCTGCTGCTGCTGAAAAGACTCTTGCCGACACCATTAGCTACCTTGAGTCCGCTGTCGCTGCTGAAGCTGAGGCTGCCCGTCTTGAGACTGTCAAGGCTGAGCGTCGTGATGCGATCAAGGCTGTTGCAGCGTTTGGTGACGAGTACATCGACGCCAACATTGATCGTTGGGTTGCTCTTTCTGATGAGGCTTTCGAGGCGACCCTCGAAGATCTCCGTGCAGTTGCCAGCGTTACTCCCGCTACCGAGGTTGAGACTGAGGTTGAGGGTGAGGCTGCTGCCGAAACCGCTATGGAAACCGTCCGCACTGAGCGTTCGACCACTTCTGCTGCGGCCGCTGTATTCAGCGCCCGCAACCGGGGTATCGACGTTCGGGAACTTAACATCTGATTTTAGAAAGGAGGGGAAATGTCCTCATATGGTCGTAACTTTGATTTCCGGGTTACTCCGAAGGGTGGGCAGCGTCAGGGTCGTTATTTCAACGATGACAGCGCTGCTATTCCTATCGGTGCTCCCGTTGTAGCAACTTCTACCACCAACGCTCTGGGATGCCGTGGGCTTGAACTAGCTACCGGCGCTCAGAATGCGCCGCTACCCGGCAAGGGTGGAATCATCGTCTTTGAGTATGCGTGGAACGGCTTTGCAGGTACCGATCCTGTTCTAACCACCTACTCTGACCTTGATACCGCTCCCGTCGGTAAGGCGTGTCAGTTGATTTCAGGCGAGGACGTGAAGGTCGTTCTTCGGAACACCACCGCAACCTCGTTCCTGTTCCGTGACAACTATCCGACCGCCCGCAAGATGGTTGCAGGCGTGGGTGGGGCTACCCCCACTGTTGCAGTAGGTGACTACCTGACCCCCGGCACTGGTAACGATTCCGCTGGGTACTGGGCTGAAACCGCTACTGCTTCTCAGGCATGGCTTGTCGTTACTGGCGTCAACAACACCACGGGCGAAATTGAAGCCCGTCTGAACTTCTGAGGGAGGTGTCTGAAATGTCTCGTTACACTATTCAAGGTAATACCACAACCGAAGAGAGCGAAGCTCTCGGGCGTAAGCTTCAGGCGCTGAACGAGGAAGCGCGTGAGAACATCGACAACGAGCAGTGGTTGCATGACCGTGCTCAGGAGATGTCTGACACCATTTACGAGGGTTTCAAGCATGAGAACCTTCTGTCACTACTTTCGACTGTAGTGAACGTGCCCTTCGGGCAGCGTGTCACTTGGTCCGAGGTTCGGGGCATGAAGGCTTTCTGGCTTGCTCGTGGTGGTTACATTGAGGCGTCGAGTGTCCACAAGGAAAGCGCAGAGATTGAGGCCGACATCATCGGTTTCCATGTCTTCGAAAACCTTGATAAGCTAGAGGCCAACTTCGGTGAGACTGCTGCTACCCTCATCGAGCTTGGTATCGAGCGCATGGACGCTACGATCAATCAGCGTTTCCTCACCCTGTTGCAGCAGGCTGTTCCTTCTGGTCCCAACTACCATTCCGGTTCTGGGGTTTCTCTCGCCACCGTCAACTCTGCGTTGGCTGCGGTTCGGGACGCCTCTAAGGGTCGTGAGGTTACGATCGTTGGTCGTGCCCCCATGACTGATCAGATCATGTACGATCTGATGGGGTCCAGCTACAACGGTGCAGGGTTCCTTCCTGCCACCAACGAGGACATGGTTCGCCGTGGCGTTCTCGGCACCTACCTTGGTGCCAACATCGTCACCTTGACGAACTACAAGGACGATAACGACGTTAGCTACTTCCCTGCGAATGAGCTGTTTGTTGTTGCGCCTGATGCGTCCAAGTCGGTGTTCTGGGGCGGTCTGCGTTCTGCCGACTGGGTCGAGCAAGAGCTTGACTATTGGCACTTCCGGGCACGTCGAGAGTCCGGTATGGTCTGTGCCAGGCCGGACCGTGTGGCTCGCATCGTGGATACCAGCATCACGCCGTGATAACTGGTTGAGTCGCATCCCGACACAACGAAAGGGGAGCCGCATCGGCGGCTCCCCTTTCGCGTTGCGGTAGGGCAACGGCCTCCGCTCGTTAGTGTAACAGACGATCCATTTGATTGGTACGGTGATGTCGATGCGGAAGAATCTCTATGAGGCGTTTGGGGAAACGAAGTCTATCTATGAGTGGGTCGATGATCCGAGGTGTGTTGTTCCGTTTTCGACCCTCAAAGGGCGCGTGTACAACAATCCAGATAAGTGGAGTTCGTTTGAGGACGCTATTACTGCGCCACTTTATACCGGACGCGGAAGTTCGACCAAATCAATCAAGCGCCGCAGGAGCCATAAATTCGATGAATTGAATGATCCTCGGTGGATAGCTAATAAGACTATCAGACAGGTAATGAAAGATGTCGGATGTTCAGGTAATGCCGCTGCACGAGCCTTTAGGAGATTCAATCTCAAGCCCGCTAAGGCTACTACACAAGGACACCATCAGAATAAAATGGTGGAAGGAAAGACCGCTAAGGAATGGAGGTTACTCTATCAGTCTGACGTTAGTGAACGACTCTTTTGGGTTAGGTTGCGCCAAGGTTGGTCTATTGAGGATGCCCTCTTGTTGCCGCCAAGGGAGTATAATCTATTAGAAGCGTTTGGTGAGCATAAAACTTTGTCTGATTGGTTGAGAGATGAGCGGCGTATTGGCACTACCCATTCAGTTCGTACCCACTTAAAGAATGGAGCCTCTTTGGAAGAGGCACTATTGACACCTGCGCAGAAGCCTGTCCCTCAAGAGGCGTTCGGGGAATGCAAGACTTACGCCGAATGGAGTCGTGATCCTCGATGCGTAGTCGGCAAATCGACCCTGCATTTCAGGGTGAGTCAGTCAGGGTGGGATATTGAGACAGCCCTTACAACCCCGATTAGTCAGCCATACTCCCATGCTGAGGGCCGTCTGGCGGCTTACGTAAGTGACTTAGGGCTGGAGGTTCAGAGGAATGTCCGATCCATTATTTCCCCTATGGAATTAGACATCTTGGTTCCAGAGAGGGGTCTTGCCATCGAATTCAATGGGATCTATTGGCATTCAGAGAGGCGTGTTGGGCAATATTATCATCGCATTAAGTATGAAAAGTGTAAATCTGCGGGAATTCAGCTTATCCAGGTTTGGGAGGACGACTGGAGAGATTCGCCAGAGATCATCATGTCAATGCTGGCACATAAATTAGGGAAGTCCACCCTTCCCATCATTGGGGCCTCTAAGTGCAATATCGTAGACTTATCCTCTAGTGTTGCTCGTAAATTTCTAGATACCTACCATATTCAGGGTTATGCGAATGCAGGGATAAGGCTGGGACTAGCCACTAGGGACGGTGATCTTGTGGCTGTTATTACGTTTCGGGCATCCAATGATGTTGACTGGGAGTTGGTCCGTTACGCAACGTCTGCTAGAGTTCCGGGTGGATTCAATAAGCTTCTGAGAGCCTTTAGGCGCAGGCACCCCGGCTCTATTAAGACTTTTGCTGACCTAACAGTTTCGAACGGGGCCGTCTACGAACAGGCAGGGTTCATCCTGGATAAGGTTCTTCGGCCAGATTACAAGTATGTCGTCAGTGGACAGAGGGTCCATAAGTTCAACTATCGCATCCAGCGATTTCGTTCAGACCCGGATCTTCTATTTGAAGAAGGGCTTACTGAGACGCAGTTAGCTGAGTTGAATGGGCTAGAGAGAATCTACGACGCGGGCAAGGCCCGCTACATCCTGCCCTGACAGTTCAGTAAACGGCGTTAGGGAGTCCCTGTGGACAGTCTCCTGGAGACCAGACCCTCAGAATCATGTTCCTAGGAGTCAAAAGTTTTCAGGAGCTGTGCAAAATTTTGACTAAACGAGTTCTGGAAGGGTCTTGATAAACTCCTCCGGCAGGTCTGCTAGGTAAAGACGTTCCGTCCCGAACTATACCGAAAGTGGTAAAGTGTTGCCGTTAGATGCCTTGTAGGGTCAGGTTGAGACACACCTCTACCCTCGGGACCATTCGTGCAGGTCATGTGGGAGCCCCGTCACCGGGGCTTCTGCATGTAAACAGGAACCCCTCTCCGTGATATCATTCCGTTATATCTACTAAGACGTAGGAGTGTGTGTCATGCCAGAGAAGGAAACTTGGGAAAATGCGACTCTGTCGCAAGTGTGGATTCTGACCAATGATCCCCGTGGGGAGACTCGGTCAGAACTTGTCCGTCCGGGCCAGAAGATTCAGGTTTCAGTAGATGAGCGTCTATTGAATTCAGATCGAGCATATGCCCCAGATGTGGACGTTTTCAAGAATGGGAGTCTGATTCCTGTGCGACTGATCGATTCAGCAGAAGATTACGCGGAGCACGCCAATAACCCTAACAACCTGTCAGAATCTGATATGGTTGATTTGTTCAAGTTGTCGGCGGCAGCTTTCAAGAAGCGTCTGGCTGAGATTCAGAACCCGGCAGCAATGGACCGGATTGTGACCCTATCTGAGGATGAGTCCAATAAGGCAACTTTGGCTCAAGTAAAGGCCGCTCAGGCCCGTCTAGAGGAATTGCGCCCCTCTAAGGTTGGGAAGCAGCTATTCAAGGAAACGGCCGTAACCCCAGGCTGATTTCGGGTCGTTATTTAGGGGGAGATGTTCTCTGGAGGTACTGATGGCCGCTGTTTATTTGACCGACTTGATTCCGAGTCTGGAGGCGGCACTTTCGGTTCCAGGGACCACCTCCCCCTACAGTGCAGCTACCGATGATGAGTGGTTAGCTAAGCTTAAAAATGCGTTCTGGTTGGCTGTGCTGGATCAGGTCATCTCTGGCTATGAGATGGACGAGGACGGAACCATTACAGAAACCGATGGGACAGCCACTCTGTCTAGTCAGTTGCAGTACCTGATCGTTCTGTACGCCTGCATGGACGTGGTTCGTAACCAGCTGCTTCAGATGAAGACGGTGTTCCGAGCTAAGGCTGGTCCCGTCGAGTACGAGACTCAACAGTCAGCGCAGGTGCTAAAGGCGCTCCTTGACCAGTTTATGAACCAAAGGGACAGAATTCTGGACACTCTGGCTTCTACCTCTAATTTGAGCACCTACTACATCGATGCTGTCCGATCTCGTGATTACGCCATTCGGATCGATGCGACCGACTGGGTGGTCTGATGGCTACACCTACTGACCCCACGTTCGGGGCGGGATTCAATGCCACCGAATTCAGGAACGCCATTACCCAAACGATGCTGATGGGTATGCCTGAGGAAGTGGCTGAGCAGGCTACGTTCATGTGGACTGTGGACCGTACGTATCCGATTCATGACCCTGCTGGTGACCCGTACGATTTCACAGCTACCCCTACTTCTACTGTGGCTCCGCCTGAGATGATTGTTCCTTGCGCCGTTCAGATATCTACTCGTGGATCGCTGATGGACGGAACTGCAATGGGGGAGTTCAATCACCAGAAGCTAACGATCACTATCCTTGACACGTATTATGAAGACGTGTCTGATGCGGATTTAGTACGGTTTGGGGACTCTCTTTACAATATTGATTTTTGGGAGCCGGTGATTGGGCTCTTCTCTGTGTCTGTGTATGCAGTTCACTGTACCTCTTTGGACGAGGCGTAATCATGTATTCTGGCGGTAAGCTGTATCGCCTGATTGGCGACAATTTCTACAACATGATTCATGATTCTTTGGAAGATCTCGGCTGGTTCAATCCTGCCCGGAAACATCTTCCCGTGCATCTCATTCCCGAACCAGTAGAGGATAATGAGGCTATCCAACTCAATACCATTGCGATCTCAGATGAAGAGATTACGACTAGTGACGTTGAACTGGGTTCGGTTTTGGCTGAGCATCGTTTGTTGTTCTACATCGACATCTATGCTGAATCCAAAGCTATTGGTCGTCATCTTTCTGGGGATATCAAGGACATCCTTGAGGGTCGAATGAACAGCATTGGGCGAGGGTCACCTACTGTGACTGTGATGGATCTTTCTTTGGCGACCCCTACCGAGTTGCTGGTGTGCCAGATTGAAAGTGTTGCTGTTGAGCGTGGTCGAGCGTATCTGAAGAAGCATCAGCAATTCTGGTACAGCGTCATGTGCGAGTTAGTGTTCTCGTTCCAGTCTGACCTAGACTAAACTAGTCCCAATTCTATCTTTGGGGTGTCTATGGATCAGAAAACGTTTTGGGTAGCTGCCCTGCCTCATACGGATACGACGTTGGAGTTTGAGGCGGACGCCTATCAGAGTAAGTGCCGCAAGTTCTGTAATATGATGAAGTCTCTAGGGCACAAAGTGTATTTGTTCTCTGGGGAACGAAACGAAGCTGATTGCGACGAACACTTTCCGGTGTTCACCGATGAGAAGCGTCGGGAATGGTTCCCTCAAGTGGACTGGCACAAGAACTTCTTTCCCATCACATGGGACCCTACTGACGCTCATTGGGTAGAGGGTAACAACGCTGTCATTGAGATTCTGAAGGATCGGATTCAACCCCGAGACTTCATCTGTGTTATCGCTGGCCGTTGTCACGAGCAGATCGCTCAAGCTTTTCCTAACCATATGACTGTAGAGTTCGGGATCGGGTATACGGGAGTTTTCTCGTCCTACAAGGTCTTTGAGTCTTACAGTCACATGCATTACTGCTACGGTGATGTTCACGATGACAATGGGAAGTTCTACGACACAGTCATCCCCAATTATTTCGAGGTTGACAACTTTCCAGTCAATCTAGAGAAGGATGATTACTTCTTGTTTTTGGGGCGGTTCATCAACCGCAAGGGCGTCTCTATTGCGGCAGAAGTAACCAAGCGGATCGGGGCGAAGCTGGTTGTTGCCGGTCAGGGCGTTCAAGTTCAAGACGACATGCTGCTTGGTGAGGACGTAATGATTCAGGGGGATCATATTGAACATTTCGGGTTTGCTGATTTTAGGCAGCGGGCCGAACTACTTAGCCATGCTAAGGCTACGTTTATGCCCACAACGTATCTGGAGCCGTTCGGTGGGGTCAGTGTTGAGTCTCTGCTATGTGGGACCCCTGTGATCGCTACTGATTTCGGGGCTTTCAGTGAGAATATTCGACACGGTATTGATGGGTACAGGTTCCGTACTATTGGTGAGGCTGTCTGGGCTGCTCAGAACCTAAGTCAGTTAGATAATGCTAGGATTGCTGAGGATTCTCGAAATAACTTTTCGACGGACAGGATAAAGATGTTGTATCAAGCCTACTTTGAACAACTTGATACTCTTTGGGGTGAGGGATTCTACTCCGACTGGGATAAGGGTGTTTCTGAATACGAGCGGTACAGGAGAATCTAGTGGACGATAAGGCTTTTTTAGGTAAGAGGCGAGATAGAGCCCTGGCGATCATTTTGTCTTATAAAGAACAACATGTTGATCCCGAATTAGATGACTCCGTTGCTGGTGCGTTCAGGAAACTAATTCTTGACCAGATCAATGAGGTAACAGATCTAGCGTTTGACTTGATCGGTTCTGAGTCCGTCTATAATGAAGAGTTCATGCGTAAATTGGATGAGATTTACGTGGCGCTCACAGATGAGGACGATTCAGATTAGGTTCGGGGGATGTCATGGCTGGTGATGAGTTTGTATTTATTACCGATGACATCATCAAAGCTGTTCTGAGAGAAGTAAACTCTCAGGTTTCTGAGGCGTTCCATAAGTTCTCTACTCATTGGCAGCAGTCAGCTACCCGTCGAGAGTTGATGGCTGATGTCAACAAGCGTGTTGCTGCCGGGGCGCAGAACGCTGTTGTGGAGGCGTATCAGGCGTCCCCGATCGGTAAGCAGGAATCCTATCGTGGGAACGACACTGGGAAGTGGCGACGGTTCTCTGGCAACAGAATGCGAAACGCTCTATCCAGTCCCAGATTCCAGGATTCAGATAAAGACGGGATTTATTTCGGTAACATCAGCTTCTTGGATTCTCAAGCTAAACAGTGGTATCGGCTCAACTTCGGTGCGGATGGGACTAACAAGTCAAAGGCTGGGCGTTCCCCTGGTGTTGGGTCGATGAGGTTTTTCGGTAAGGCCATTTCCAAGCGCGTGGATCTTAGCGATTATCCCCCTTCTGAGGCTTTCTTCATTCCGAAGGGTGCCGTGTTTTCTTCTGATTTCATGGGGTCATCAGGCAGGGTTCGTGGGGTTCCTCGGGGGGCGCATGGTACGAGTGCCCTTTACGTTCTGGGTAAGGGTGGGGCTTCTTTGAAGCGGGTAACCAAGAACGATCCAAAGCCTTCGGTGTTCAGGCGTCGTCAGATGGCTTCAGGTATTCGTGGTGGACGATTCCTTGAGGCTGGCGCTAGGTATATCAATGAGAACTACGGGAAAGAAGTTACCGAGGTTGCTAACACGTGGTTCAGGGAATCTAAGCGTAGGATGCGGTAACTAAACTAGTTGATTATTGTGTGTGGCGTCCGTTGTATTGGTAGGATACACCGATAATGAGCGGTGTATAGGATTCTACACACTGCCTCCGGGTAGTTGGAAATATGAAAACCCATCTGACTATTAGGAGGATTTCATGAGTATTCGTGGATCGCAGATCCTACATGACGTAAATGGTTACGTTGTAGACCGCATTCAGACAGCAGGCCCAGGGTCTCTTAACATTCCTGAAGAGAAGGTCTACGAGCTTGGTAACTTCGAAACTCTGGCGACTGTTCGGGACATCCCTGACCTCAGCTTCTCGCTTCAGAGCTTCGATGTTTCCTGCGAGTTCGAGGCGCTACTTCTGGGCAAGAACCCGACGACTTTGACCGCCAATCAGGAACTTGATTTCGTGAACCACGTCCCAATTGACGTGATTTCACCGTTCAAGTCCCGGCGTGGTGCGTTCGACATCGTTAAGGGCGTTGCTGTTCCTTATCTGACCCTAGAGCGGGCCAGCTACACCTACGGGCTTCGTCAGAACGCTTCCCAGGAGTTCTCACTCAAGGGTGACTCGATTTATTACACCCAGGGTCAGCCCTACTACAAAGAGTTCACCCTAGCGGGTGCTGGCAGCACCTATGCGTTCGGAATGACCGCTGATGTTTACACCGAGGGCGCAGACACCGTTTATGCCCTTTGCGTAACCTTGGTGGATTCAACTACTGGAGCCTACAAGCGTCTATTCCATGATGCTGGCGGAACCACGGGCTACAGCAACACTGCCACTCAGGTGACAATTGCTCAGAACCACACAGCAGATTACGACACTGTTCGTATCGTGTGGTCAAGCTCGGCCACTATGGGTTCGTACACCCAGTTGGGTAATAACCCTAACTCTCATCCCGTTCACCAGAACGTATCGGTCAAACCTGCTGCGGTTCGCCCTAAGGACATCGATGTCTACATCGGTACTGCTGCTGCGACCCCGGTATGGAGCCGCCTGAACTCAGTCCAGTCCGCTCAGGTGGATTGGTCAGTGCAGTTGGAGAACGACGAAGAGTTCGGTAACAAGCACTACGTCGTTTCTGACTATGACGTTCCCGAGGTGACAGGGCAGATCGGGATCAAGCCGTTCGATCCTGCTGACTTGTTCTATAAGCTGTCACAGATCACTGGCGTGCCTTCAAGTGAGGTCATCGGACCTGAACTGACCACCCCGGTACCGATCGAGGTTCGGATCAACCATCCTGACACTGGTGCTCGACTCAAGACCATCTATGTGCCTGACGCACGGTTCCAGGTGCCCGGTCTTCAGGGTCGAGTTCAGAGCAAGCTGGAGAATACCTTCAGCTTCACCTCTGATACCGGCGTGATGAAGGTCTTCAACGGCAATGGTCCCGGTGGGGCTAACTGATAGTTGAGTGTGGGTAATGGTTGGCGGAACGGATTTCGGTTCGTTCCGCCAACTACCTAAGAGGCCAACACTCGTTTGACCTCTTAGGTAGTTGCAAGAGTTGGGGTTATGGGATTTAGGGTTAGGCGAGTCTGTTACTGTAGTGCAGATTCATTCGGGATTTAGGAGATTACTATGGCAAATGTTCGTACACCCAAGCGTCGTAAGCTGAGCGACCTGTACGTTGTTGGTAAGGAAATCATCTTTGATGACGGTTCTGGTGAGGAACCTGTTGCAGTTTGGATTTCCAAGATTTCACCTATCGAGCAGCGTAACGCTGTCGATGCTGCGGCTTCTGAGCGTGCCCGTGTGCTGCTTTTCAAGCGCCTTCCTGAAGATGACGCTACCCGTCTGCGGTTCCGAGATCAGCTAGCTGAGATGGACGGCGAGAATCGTGACACTCTCGTTGAGTTCCTGATTTCAGCCAAGATGTACGAGGCTGAGCTTTCAGCAGAGTCTCGTCTTGGGGCCGAGGAGCCTTGGTCCAAGGATGACTATCTGAAGGGTCTTCAGGATCTGTGGGTCAAGGAGATGAAGGAGCGGTACTACCGCGATGAAGAGGATAAGGAAGCCGCTCAGGTTTACGGTGAGTTGAAGAAGTTTGCTGACGAGGTTCAGGAAGCGGTTGCTGACGAGAAGGATTCTCTCAAGTCTCAGTACGAGGATACGCCGCTCGTGGAACTTCAGGAAAAGACGATTGATCGACTTATCGAAACTGAAGCCGATTTTGCTTGGATGAACGAGTTTCGTCGTCAGCAGGTCTTCTATGCTACCCGCACCCCTGAGGATCACCGTGTTCGGTTCTTCGAGGATCGTTCCGAGGTTGATGAGATCCAAGATGAGGTGTTTGAGCGTCTTCTGACCGAGTTTACCCAGTTGACTGTTGAGGTCATGGAGGGAAAAGACTCGCAGGAGACCCCCAGTTCCTCCGAGGAGTCGCAGTAGCGAAAGCTGGTGGCTGCCCGTTGATGGGTTTCGATTTCACCGATATTCCCGCTGATCTGTTTTCTGCGATTGATCACGCTAATCGTGTGTTGGGGTGGCAGGAAAACCTGATGGACGATGAGATGCCTGAGCGTTGGAAATGGCATCTCGATTGGGAAATCGAAACCCATTTCGAACTAGTGAAATCTGCTAGAGATAAGAAGTATGGTTCTGGCGCAGATTCTTCTGAAGAGTTCGAAAATGACGGGGAGGATTCAGTATTCAGTGAGAACGCTTATGCGTCTAGATTCTTTGATTAAGGGGTCGTTACTTACGTAGACCGCTAGGGGTACGGATTGTGAGGGGTTATGGCTGGTGAAGACGTTCTAATTAGAGTTGGCGTCGACTATTCAGCAGCCATTGCTTCGACCCGTCAGTTCGAGCAGGAACTTCGTCGTATTCTGGCTAGTTCTGCTCAGTCTGCTGTAGCGTCTGCGGCGGCAACTACTTCGGCTGCGTTGTCTGCGTCTACAACTAATCGGGGGGCTTTACCTCAGCAGGCGGCAGGTCAGCTGTCTGCTGTTCCTGACTATACCCGTGAGTTGACTTCTATCAACAAGAACCTTGAGATTCTTGTTCAACTTACCCGGTCTAACACTAATCGTACTGTAATCTTCTCAGAGGGGCCTAGAACGACCCCTGTGGCTGTTTCTGCCCCTCCCCCTGTAGTTACTACATCTTCTACTCCGCGTCCCGTAGCGGCCCCTGTAGCGCCTCCTAGGCCGGTTCAGGTTACTCGTCCTACCCCTGTAGCTAGTTTTGCTAATGATCGTGCTGCACGGGAGTTGGCTACTGCACAGACCGCGTATGCAAACACGTTGCGCCAGTTGGCGACTCGGGCTGTAGCGCCGGTTCAGGTTGCTGCCCCGGCCCCGGTTTCTCATGTGGCTCCGAGGGCTCTTCCTCAACCGACAACTCGGGTCCTCGACACGACACCTGTTCAGACAGCTATGGCGTCTGTGGTTGCTGAACTAAACAAGGTTCGTCAACCATCTCAGGTTTCTGGGGCTGCTATTGCGGCACAGTTGAGTGCAGAGATGACCCCGTTCCGGGTGATGATGACATCGCTTACGGCGGCAATGTCGTCGGCTCGGGCGTCTGTGGCGCAGTTGTCGGCTGCTAGTGCTGGCGCTGGTCGTGTACTTGAGGCTGTAGCTGCTAGATCTGGCGGATCGACTGGATCTAGTGGATCGAGTTTTGGGGGAAGTGGATCACCGCCCCCACCCCCCATACTCCCACAGCCATCGTCTCCGCCCCCACAGCCTCCACCGTCACCGAGGGGTTTGAGTTCTGGTCCTACCCCGCTAGGTTTGCCGAGTGGCGATTGGCAGAGTCCGTGGATTGGAGAGTTCGATGAGGCCCTGAAACGTAGGGTCAATGGGTGGATTAAACAGCGGGTAGCAGAAGTGGGGCAGGGTCCTTCTGGAACCCCGATCGCTACGCCTTGGGTCCACCCCACAGTTAGTTGGAGTCAACCAATTCCGGGGAATCTGGGACCTATTCGTCCCGATCTAGTTATGCCCCCCGTTCGGACCATGTTAGGTCCCGGTCCCGAAGTTTCTCGGCCCGTCATTGACACTACAGCCACCCAGCGTTCGCAGGAACTGGTGCTGGCTCAACGTGATTACGCAACGTCATTGCGTCGGGCGTCAGATACTATCAATCAGCAGGCTGCACGTTACATTGATCTGAAAACTATCCAGCGTCCTCCTACCGATCTGCTGGGCTTGGGTCCTGGGAGGTTCGCAGGGAAAACTTCGGAAGCAGCAGGGCGTAGAGGTCTTCCGTCTTCTGGTCAAACGTATCCGATGCCTGCTGGCCCCTACCCCGGTGACTTACCACTTTCTCAGTGGCTACAAAGACCGGATGTTTATTATCACGCTACGGCTGTAGAGGGCTGGGATCAGGGGGATGTCACTCATTTTGGGACGAGGCGTCAGGCTCAAAATCTGGCTAGGGCTAGGTACGTCTCCCCTTATTGGAGAGAAAGCCTTACTGACGACGGCTTTGATGTTACTGATCCTCGTCTGTATACGCGCAGGATTCCTTCATCCAAGTTAGATTCAGAGGTGTTCTCTGACGAGACGGCGAATGCAGCCCAGTTAGCGTTTGCTGTTGATCATGGTAATTTTAGCGAAATTAGGGGGTCGATCAAGGACTCTCTTCCAGATTGGATGGTAGACGCCGCTGAATCTATAGATAGTTGGATGGAGGGGGCTGAGGACGCATTTGAAGATATTCTTGGGGTCCCAGGAGTTCGCGATGCGCTTTCAGCCCTAGAGAACCAAAGAGGGATTGTATATAATAATGTGGCCGAGGGGCCTGGTACGTCTCTTGCTGTTCCACCGGGCGTCGTTGGTACCTCATACCTAGAAGATATTCTAGCCTCCCCCAATAGACCAGAGTCACTGAAAGAAGCTATTCGGGCACTGGGTCAACCAGAGTACGGTCCATATTTCCCCTTAGAGGGGCGTCAGTTTAGTCATACCCCAGAAGTCAGTGGGTTGAGGTATGGGCCAGTTGCTGATCTGCTAGGAATGGGGGGTGACAATCTGCCAGTTCTTGCACGTCAGCAGCAACTACTTGACCGTCAGATAGCGTACGAAACAGCGGCCGTTAGGGGACCAAGTTCGGGTCAGATTCCTCTACCTACCCAGTCGGTGGCTGGCGGTGCAGGCGGGATTCCTCCTTCCCCACCCAGAATCGGTAGTGGATTTGGTGACGAAGATGACGACGAAGTTCGCCGTCTCAAAGCCCAGCTAGCAGCAGCATTACGTCGACGGATTCAAGCTCTCAATGCTGAGACTGAAGCATCTAAACAGATTGCTGCAACAACATCGAGTCTTCGTGAGCGTGGACCACTTCGCAACATTGATCGTCTACGTGTTCTTGAAAATGCGTATGATGAATGGAGTGCAGGGAATAATGTCTCTTATCAAGCCCTAGTGAGTTCGGTTATTCCGAGGGGTTCTGAGCGTGCCGGGTATATACTTAGCAATGACCCGTTTGGTCGGAAGGGGTTCGATCAGGCTCTCATTAGGGATATCATCGCTCAACGCCGAGCCCTGAGTGCCGGTCCAGTAGCTGGATTGGGTCGGTTGGCTCTTCCTGCGCCGACTGCCCAAGAAGAGTTGAATCGGCGTCGTTACCGTCAGGCTGCACAGGAGATTATCCCTCCGGGGTCGATGCGTCCCAGGTTCCTTGCTGGACCGAATGCTTATGGTGGTGTTGGGGACCCGTTCAACTTTGGGTCCCTCAATCTTGGGGTCGGTAGTGGTGTAGCTGACCCAGAGATTATTGCTGCGAATCAGGCTCGCCGCAGTCCTTTCCAGCGTTTTTCGACCCTAGATGAGGCACAAGAGGCACGTCGGGCGGGTGACGATCAAGCTTATCGTGGACTAGTTGCATCTGTCGTTCCCAAGGGGGCTGAGCGAGCAAGGTTTATGCTCAGCAATGATCCGTTTGGGTACGGAGGTTTCGAGCAGGAACTCCTGCGCGATATTGGGGCTCAACGCCGAGCCCTGAGTGCTGGTCCAGTAGCTGGATTAGGTCGGTTAGCTCTTCCTGTTGCACCGGAACCGATCGAGCTTGGGGGCGAGGCTTGGCGTGCCCGCAATCGAACGGAATTCAAGGAGTGGGTAGACGCCACAAGT